TTTATATACTTTATGAAGACATTAGAAATATTAGCAACCTTTATAGTTTTTGTTATTATTGATTCTATCTACTTAACTTCTATGAAAGTGTTCTTTGATAAACAAGTGAACTTAATACAGGGAAGTAATATTGAAATGAAAATTATTCCTGCAGTTTTATGTTATATTTCTCTCGTCGTTGGATTATATTATTTTATAATTAAAGAGAGAAAGTCGCTACTTGACGCGTTTCTTCTAGGTTTTGTTATTTACTCTGTTTATGAATTTACGAATTGGGCGTTATTTAAAAACTGGAAACTTACTACTGTTTTAATGGATACTCTTTGGGGGTCAGTATTATTTACCTTAACTACGGCAATTATATATTATATTTTTAATAGTAAATAACCACTTATACATACGATTCAAGTTTCTAAATATCTTATACTAAAAAATATCTTATAGAATAAAAAATTTATAAGATATTATTCTAAAACACTAGTCTGCTATTGTTATTGTTAGTAATTAGTAATAACTCGTGGCGCAATATTCATAGTAATCAACTCTTGGAATAACAATTTGCAAGCATAAGGAATCTCAACATATGCAAAGTCTGTTCTATTGTCACATGTTCTACAGTGATGAATATGCATCTGGTCGTTATATGATGCAACTAATCCGCATTTCTTACAAACATAAACTTGGTATTTATCAGATGCATCATACATGCGACCTCGCGTAAATCGTGATGCACCATGCGAAATCATACAATCTCGTTCCATCTCACCAAATCTTAGGCCACCATCACGTGACCTACCTTCAGCGGGTTGTCTAGTTAGATTTACCATTGGACCAATAGACCTACTATGTTGCTTATCAGAAACCATATGCTTGAGTCGTTGGTAAAACACCGGTCCAAGAAATACGGTGCACTCCATTTGTTCGCCAGTTAGTGCATCATACATAATCTCATTACCATTAGATTCATAACCAACCTCCTGTAACTTTTGACAGATTGTTTTGACATCTAGTTCTCCGAAACTGGTGCCATCTCCGAATAGCCCAAGTTCAATCAATGTCTTACCAAGTATAGTCTCCTTTAATTGAGCAATTGTCATACGAGATGGAATGGCATGAGGATTCAAAATAAGGTCCGGTTTAATTCCTGACCTAGTGAATGGCATATCCTGCTCTGGAATAATGTTTCCAATTGTACCCTTCTGCCCACTTCTAGATGAAAACTTATCACCAATTACGGGTTTTCTTACTGCGCGAATGCGAACCTTTGCAAAATTATATCCATCGCCATTACGGTCAATATAGTTTTTATCAACATATGTTGGTTCGTCTGTCCTATATACACGACTTTGGTCTTCATACTTTATAACCTTTGTGTGGTCGTTTCTATTTTCCTTAATTGGCGTAATTTTAGATATAATAATATCGCGATTCTCAACCAACGTATTTTCTGGAATTACTCCACGACCATTTACCTTATTATAATTAGCAAACTTCATCCCCTTTGTTTTATTGGGGTCAGGCTTACATCTAATTTCTTCATCTCCATTAATTTTCTGCTTATCTTCATCTTTTTCTGTATGATAAATTGTTGCTTGAAATAGACCGCGGTCTATAGACCCCTTATTAAATAATAGCGAATCTTCCTGATTATACCCAGTATGTGTCATAATAGCAACTACTGCATTAAAACCTGAAGGTATTTTATTTATATGAATCATATCCATAATACGAGTATCAACCATTGGTCTTGCTGGATTACTAAGAACGTAGGCAGTTTTGTCCATTCGTGTATCAAAGTTTGTTACATACATTCCCATTGCCTGTTTTGCTTGAGCACACTGATACGTATTTCTAGGAGACTGATTATGTTCAGGAAATGGGATACATGATGCTAACACTCCAAAGATTGTGCTAGGATGAATCTCACAATGAGTATATTTTAAAATTCTATCCGAGTTTTCGCATTCACTTAAATCAGATGGTTTCATTGCAATCATAGACCATGCCTGTTCATCTGGGTCAATATATTCAATAATTGCATCATTTATTTTACAATCCGTAAGAAGGTCATCCCAGTTCAACTCCTTTTTGTTTAATTTCTCAATAATTGATTTTGTTAGTAACAGTGTTTTATTCTTTACTCTTAATACTGGTCTTGTCAAACGTCCGCTATCATTACAAATACGAATCTCATTTAGTTTATAATCAAATATAATTGACGCATAGATATTGATAATTCCCTTATGCTTTTTTTCCTTCAACGTATTATATAATTCTAGAGGAGACTCAGTAATTCCGACCCACGCGCCATTAATAAACACCTTTGTTTTTTCAAATAGTTGAATTGGAGTAAGCGTCTTGATATCAATAATATTTGGCATAACATATTCATAAATAGGTAAACTATTTGAATGAATTGTTGCGTGTGTCATATAACTAAGATTCTTTACAATGCCAACGGATTGTCCCTCTGGGGTATTATGAACAACTAGACCATCTGACAGGCAAAATCTTCCGCGTTTATCGTGAAGTTGCCAACCAACATAAGGCGCTACTCCAACTTCTACCAAATTAAATTTACTACACATGAAAGATTTGCTTCTTAGAACAAGTGTTTCATTTTCTATAGGCACCAATTTTTTACGAGGAAGAAGCGTTGGAATCTCGCAAATCTTATGTCCAGTGATAGTTAGTTCCTTATAGGTGCTAAACTTTTTATTTTTGCTTTTTTCATTCGTCCATTGACTTCGTCCTTCTTTAATTCCGCATGAAAATCCAAGAGACATCGCCAATGTATAAGCATCATCAATTATTCTATAATTAGCAGGGCCTTGACAAATACGAATTTCGTGCCCTTCAGCGCGAACAGAACCATCTGTATCTATCAATCCGGCCAAAACCTTTAATCTGGTTTCTCTGTCATTTGTAAGATAATCATTAGGAATGTGTTTATTATTCAATAGATTGTATTTACGAAGATATTTCTTTAAAGGAGCTTCCTCTACTCTATTACACAATCCAGCCGAGGTGGCTTCTTTATTTTTCTTGGAGACAACCGAGAAATTATATCTGCTTCCTCTTGAAATAACTGCTCCATTTTCATGAGACCATTTCTCCCAATATGCCAAAGTCTCTAAATCAGTCTTGTAATTTAACGCAAAGCCACAACCATTACTAAGTCCGTCGCCTAACCACATACCAAGCAAATAGGGGTCCATTTCAACTGACTTTTTATTCCAATGAATGCCTTCTACTTTGAATACAGCCAACCTATCTTTGGTTCTTTTATTCATTGTTAAATATTTTTCAATAGTTACGTCTAAGGTATCGTCGTCGTTAAAACCTTTTACAAAATCTTCCGCATCATTTAAAGAGTTAAAACATTTTTCTTGAAACCTTAATTCTGTGCGATTCAAAAACTCTACAACGTGACTGTGTTTTCTATCTGTTCTGTTTGATTTTCTAATAGATTTATGACCTCGTATTTTTAGTGTTAGAATGTGATTATCAGTTACTCTATGTTTGAGGAAATTGTCCTTATCAGGAATTACGTCATACATATTCTTCAATCCAGAACAAGTAGTGCGAACTTTAGTTTGATTTCCAAGGTCATCTACAAGAACATCTCCGACTATTATGTCTCCTGCGCGTTTAACAGAACCATCCCACATTAAAATAGGAGTTTCGGGGTCAAAACATTCTGCTGGACACAAGAATCCCCATGACGTATTATGCAGTTTGCGCGGAGGAATCAATTTTCCACTTTTATCCGTCGGAGTAGAAATTCTTCTGGCATGACTTAAACTAGAAACATATGTTAAACGGTTTAGAACTTGAGCAACACCAACTTTATTACTACCTACATGTTTGATACCAAAATCACCGGTAGATAGAGCACGTTTAATGCCATTTTCAATAGTAGTTGACTTGATTATTTTATAGATATTCGTCTGATTAACAATGTTTTGGTAATCGTCGCTTGACTTCCAAGAACCAGTATTTATTTCCTTGATAATTTGCTTTTCCATATCTTTTACCAACTTGTTAAAATAATTCCTGAACAAATTGTTTAGTAACGCGCCAGTTAGGTCAACCCGTTTATTCAAATAAGAATCTCTATCATCTTGCTTTGTCCAATTAAAACTAGCTTGCAGCAACTTATTAGCCATATAACCGAGGAAATATAGTTTCTGAGTTTCGTTAGCACAATGCGGAAATAGGTCATTCGCGAGAACATCTAATGCAAAATCTCGCTTTTTCTTTGAACCTGTTTCCTTATCCATATTAATAGGAGTATACATAACATGACTAGTAATATGTCTTATGCACTCTTCTTGAGTCATATAACCATTTGCATCAATAATAGACGCCTGTAGACCTTCCATCATTTCAGCATGTTTTGTGCTGTCAATATTTAAAATAATTTTCTCACATATGTCCTTATCTGAAATAACACCTAATGCTCGGAATACTACAAACAATGATATCGGCTGTTTAACTCGTGGGATTTGAAGGTAAATTGGGAATCCAAAACCATTGTTCTTTGATGACAACGACATATTAATTTGCTTTGGAGATATACACTTATAGTCTGGAACCGACCTTATTTCTGCTTGCCAGGTATATTTCGTGCTATTTTTAGATACATTAAAACAGTATACTCTATTTTCTGCCGCACGCTCTTGTCCAAGAACTGTTTTTTCAGAACCGTTTATAATAAAATATCCACCAGCATCAAACTTGCATTCCCCCGTATTTGCATTTTCCACGTGTTTATATTGAGTTAATACGCAAATGTTAGACTTTAACATAATTGGCATTTTTCCAATATGAATGTTTGGCAGCGTCTTATAGAACGTCTGAACATTTTCAAGATTCTCACCGTTTCTTACCATAAACTTAATATTTATGTCAATTGTCATTGCGGAGGCATACGTAAAATTCCTTAGACGGGCTTCCTGCGGGAACATCAATTTAGTCGCACCGTTGTTTTCTTGAATTTGAGGGCGATAAATCTGAAAGTTTTCAAATGTGATATAAATCTCAAGTGAATGCTTACCTGATTTTATATCAAAGTCGTGCTCAGACGCTATGTGAACTGGGTTAAACATCTCAATAGTTTTATTTATTTGATAACCTACAAAGTTGTTATAAGACTCTAACTGATGTCTAACTAATCTCTGTAGATGCTGACCTTTAAAATAAGCTTCAATTATACTCCATGGTGTTTCTATATATTTATCTTCTTTTAAATTAAAAGGGATATCATTCTGTTTAGATTCTAACGACATGGTGTTTGAACTCATTTTTGGGTTATTTATTATTTCAATTTGTTTTTAAATTCTTTCAAATATAATAAAAATTCATAATTCATAATTCAAAATCGCAATATTAGACCACAATGTTTAAATAAAACACAATAGTTAATAATAATATAAACACAAAACTCGTCTATTAAAATAAAAACCTAATGCACCGACCCCCATTTAAAAGACAGGATTATACAGAATTTGTAAAATCCTTAGATGAATCGTGTGAAAAGTCAAATAAACAATTCACTAGTAAACCAGTAATTCCAAAAGAAGGAAAGGAAAATATTGATAATTTACTATTAAAGATTGAAAATGAATATGAAACCAGTAATTCAGAATTTTATAATGATAATTATACATTAACCTTAATTGATCATGCTAACTATATAGACCCAAATTCTTATGTTTATTACAAAATAGATAATAAAAAATTGGGACAAAATGCAGACCTAAATAAAAAATCAAAAATGCCAATAATTAACAAGCCTGCGAATAATAGTGATTCTGAAAGTGATAAAATACCGCCGGCCCAAACCGGAATATATTCAGCGTGTATTGGATACACCTCAACAATTTCTAATATCATGAAAGACGAGGCCGATAAAATTAAAATTAAAAT